TGTGGGGAAAAATAAATCATATGCTGACACCTTAGAAGGGAGGCAAATTCCTAATTTACTTTTAACTTTACCACCTAAAACAAAAGAATTATTAATAAATTATTATAAAGGGTGGGTTGAAGGTGGATCATTTGATGTGTTTAGTGGTTTAATGTCATCATATAGTGAGTCATTAGAAATAAATGATCAAACAAATAATAAGTATACTTCAGATATTAATTCTTTAATAATTCAGTTAAAGCAACAGGTAAGGGTAATATCTACAGCACCTAATTTATGGACAGAGAAGTTATTAGGTAATATAATAGAATTAGTGGATATAGAAACTTATGTAACCAATTATGTAAATTCATTCAGAAAGTTATGGCAAGATGATAATATAAAAGAAAAATCAACAAGCGAAAATGATGACGGTAATAATAGTGAAATTGCAACCACAAATAATTCCGATTTAAAAAATGTTTTTTACAAATATTTTAAGAACATATATGACAAATGGATTGGTGGTGGTAAAGATGGTAGGGTATTTAATACCTGTGGTCCAAGTGAAGATGAAAATTTAATTGATTATTTTAAATTTATTAATAGGTCTTGGGGTGATATAGGTGACAGTGCTGCGGTTAACCTAAATAGTGTTGCAACATTAAGTGGTGACTATGATATTAATATGTATTTTTATTTAGCAAAGGTTTTAAGGGATAGTAATTTTCTCCTACAAATATTACCAACATATATAAACTTTAAAGATGAAAAAGAAGTACAAGAAATTTTTAAACCAATAACTAATGTAGATAGAGGAAATGTTTCTAGTGGACCGATTTACACCTGTATCTATGCTGGTGGTAATTCAAAGTCATTAGAAATAGAAGATGGGGATTACGTTAATGATGGTTTTAATATGAATGAAGAAAGTGAGGTACCCGAAGAATTCAATAGTTCCAGTAAACCAACAGACACAGAAGGACTTCCATATAATTTAGTTGCTTTCAGGGTTGCTTTTGGTACAGAAAACCAAAGTATCTTTAAAAACCTTAACTTAAATCAAGAAGAACATAGGGAAACTGGTGAATATTTTAAAGTTTTAACTGAATTGATTGATAATAGGGGTGGGTCTAAAAGAACTTATCAGGGAACTGACTTATACCAAATTTATCAATCTAGATCTTATAAGTGTAAGGTAGATGCGTTAGGTTGTATGAATATACAACCACTAATGTATTTTCAATTAGATAATGTACCTTTTTTCAGGGGGGCATACTTAATAACTAATGTGTCACATAGTATTACACCCAACCACATAACCACAAATTTTGAAGGGGTTAGGCAAAGTAGTGTGTCAACTCCTATTATCGGTAACGCCACTACGTTTTTAAATTTAAATTTAACAGAGGAGATTGAACAAGAGTCAATTGATTTAAAACCACCAAACAGAAACCCAGTTACTTATGGGGTAGATCAACCAAACCAACCATTTAATTTCGATTTTTTACCTTCACTACAATTTCTTGCGTTAGGTGTACCACAAGAGACTGCTATTACATTAAGTGATGATACGGATACTGATAGTAAATTTAAACAAATTTTACTATCCTTTGATATTAAGACTAACGCGGAGGTTACTATGTTCTTATCACAGGTGTTATATGAAAGTAGTAATATGACAACATTAAGTGAGGTATGGGATAACCCAACCCTCGATGATAATAGAATTGCTCAAAATGGAACAGATGAACAATTAGCATATGAGCCTGATTTGAATTCAGTATTAAAAAATAGTTTAGGCAATACGGAACCGGGTGATGGTTACCTATTTAGGGGTAGGGGAATGTTCCATATAACAGGAAGGGAACAATATACTAAGCTTAGTAAAGACGTTAAATTTAAAAAATGGTTAGGTGATGGGGTAGATTTAATGACTAATTTAGATTTATTATCAAGTGATGTATTAATAGCGTTAGCTAGCGCGTGTTGGTTTTGGGAAGAAAATAAACTAAATGAAATTGTTGATGGTGGTACATTTACTGATGAAGAAAAACCAAAAACTCAGTCTAATGTAAGTAAACCAAAGAATAATTATAACGCTGGTACCTCTGCTGCTTATGGTTTGGTAAGTAATAAAATAACACCAAAAGATTACAAACATTCAATCGAAAGATATGACGTACTTGGTAAGGTACTAACTTTACTTAACCTTAGAGACCCCTTTAATCTTTAAAATATTTTCCTTATATTTGTGTTTATGTATATTGGAAACATAGTCACAACGTCAAAAATAGAAGATCCTAATTTTAAGGTGTGTAGAAAGGTAGAAACCATTATTGAGGGTTTACCCACACTTATAGTTGGTTGGGATAAGACAAAGGAGTTGTATGGTGATGAGGTATCCATACTCCATAAGGAAATTAGTCCAACAACCTGTTGGACATTCTCCCCCAAAGAAAGAAGGGTTGATTATGAAAAGGATGTAAAAAAATTTATATACAACAGTTACAATAGAATCGGTGACGAAATCCATTACATTTATGTTGATATTATTCATGATTCAAGAAAAAAAATAAATAAAATTTTAAGAAAAATTTACTCACTAAAAAATCCTAAACTTTATATCCACAACGACAGAATGGTGTATCTGTATGCTGAGGGTATGATTTTTGGTATTGATTTAGATGTGGTAGAGTATCTCGGTATCGAACCGAATAGGGTAATAACTAAATTGCGTAATTTGTCAGGGTGTCTTTTGATGGACACAGAAATATTTAATAAGTATAAGAATATAATGACAAAAATAAACAATAAGGTTAGGTTTTTACCTTATTTATGTGATATAGAGAGTAATGGATAGAAGTATAATTTTAGCGTCTTTCGTCTCCACAGAGAGATTAGAGACGTTTTTGGAGTATTTAATTAAAAGGTTCAAAATGAATAGGGATAGAATTTTCGTATATAAAAATGAAGATGAACCAACCCAAAATATAGTAACATACAAGGTATTTCTTAAAAATGGGAAAAGAGTGGATTTAAAAAGTATCTACCCTACCACAATTATTGTACATAAAAAAGGTGAGTGTTTCTACACAATCAATGCACTTAATAGCCTAATTGAACGTGAACATAATTTAGATAGTGGTAACATAGAACATAAAAATTACCAAATTGATTGGGAAAAATTTCAAAACAAAATGATATTAACCAACAAAGAAGGTTTAGTTGTTAATAACATTAAACGTGTTTTTTCTTAATAATCGTATATTTATTAGTAAATAACAATTATAAAATTTAATGTTATGTTAAACGAAAAAGATATTAAAAAGAATCAAGAATTAGAAAACAATTTGGATGATTTTTTAGGAACAAAAAATGATACCGAACAAGAGTGTGTTGGTGAAGAATGTATTATCAATGATGGTAAAGAAATTGTAGAAAGAGTAGATAAGGTTTATAAGACAACTGACGGTAGACAATTATTAATGTAATGGGTAGATTAGCAAGAGAAAAAAGACTTCTTATGGAAGAAGCGAATAGGGTATTATTAAATGAACAATCCTCTGGTGGTTTGTATGATCAGGTTGTCAAACTTATTGAAGAGAATCCAGATAAGGCTAGACAATGGGTTGAGGAAACTGGTGATGATAACATGATTTATATGTTAGTTGATAATGTCAAATACAATAAGGATATGACAAAAAACGCTGACTATTATGATGAAAGATTAAAGGAAGATGAGGATAACACCAACGACTTCATTAAATATATGGGAACAGGAGATGATATACACCTAGGTGGTTTCCCAGGAAAAACATTAAATTAATGTAATATGAAAAAATTAGTAAAATTAACAGGAAGTAATTTATCAAGAATTGTTAAAAAGGTAATTAAAGAACAATTAGAAGACGAATTAGATTTATCGGGTTCGAATGATTGGGATAATATCTATGGTGCTTGGCAAAGAGCAGTTGAAACAGGTGAGGCTCATGGTGGTCATGAAATGTGGTCTTTTCTTGATTATTTAGACGACAATTATGAGATGCCGAAACTAAAAGGTAGGTTAGCTTCAATGGATAAACATTTAAGATCACCACAACAAAGTATGGGTGGGTTATAAAAATATAAAATTATGGATAAGAAAAAAGAATTATTAAAAGAAGAACTTAAAAGACATAAACAAATTTTAGAATATAATTTTTATGTTACAGAAGAAGGTGATGAACCAGAAGGTGAGACAGAGAATTTGTTATTTGATAATCTTGAAGAACAAGAGGAAGAAATAACAGATGTTGAAGAACCAGTTACTGACGAAATTCCGGTAGAAGATATTCCTGTTGAAGAACCATCAATGGAAGATCCAATGGCGGGTGAAGAAGAGATACCGATGGAAGATCCAGCAATGAGTGAAGATCCTTTTGGTGGTGAAATTCCTGTAGAAAATGAATTTGCTGAAGAACCAGTAATGGATGACATGGGTGGTGAAGAACAAGTTGAGGTAGATGTCACTGACATAGTAACCAAAACAGAAGAAGCAAAAGAAGAAACCGCACAAGTATCTTCTAAGGTTGATGATTTATTGGGAAAATTTTCTGAATTAGAAAGCCGTTTAGGTGGTATGGATGAAATCATTTCTAAGATGGATGAATTAGAAAAAGAGGTGATACAAAGAAACCCAACACCAGTAGAAAAATTGAATATGAGATCAATGGAATCATTTCCGTATAGTGTAAAGTTAACTGATTTCTGGGAAGATAGAGAAGGTTACGATACAGGTGGTGAAGAAGTAGAAAAAGAATATACGCTAACACAAGATGAGGTTGATTATGATTACAACGAAACAGACATAAGAAATACATTTAAACCTAAAAAAGACTAATAATTCTTATTTAGGGTATTGATACTTTAACGGACATTGATTATAATTAATCATTGTCCGTTTTTTATTTTATAGTCGATATCTTTGTTGACTTTTAAAGAAAAACTGATTATATTTGAGTATATTAAACAAATTTATTAACAATTAAAAAAATCATTTAAAATGGGAAAAGAAACAATAAATCCATTAGATGCGATTCTTAATCAGTATGAAAAAAATACTGAAAATAGGGGTGGCAACAAACCAAAGATGTCTAATGAAGAAAGACTAAAAAAATACTTCACAGAAAAGTTGAAAAAGGGTGAGAAATCCGCTGAAAAAACATTTAGAATATTACCATCTAGCGACCCTACAAAATCTCCATTCGTAGAGGCTTATTACCACGAATTGAGTGTGAATAGTAAATTCGAAAAAATCCATTGTGCAAAGTTAAACGATGGTGGTGATTGTAAAATTTGTGAAGCAAAAGACGCTTTATATGAAGATGGTAGTAAGAAAGCAAAACTATTAGGGTCAACATATACCGCAAGAAAATTTTATGTTGTTAAAGGGATTGATAGAGATAACGCTGATCATGGTGTTAAATTTTGGAGATTCAAACATAAATACACAGGTGATGGTGTAATGGACAAACTAATTCCAATTCTAAAAAGAAAAGGAAACATTATGGATCCAAGAACGGGTAGAGATATTACTATCAGTACTGTTCGTAATGAAAAAGGTTGGTCGGTAGTAACATCTATTATGCCAGAAGATGAGGCAGTAATAACTGACCCTAAATCGGCAGAGGCAAAAGAGTGGATAGGTAATTCCGAAACTTGGAGAGATGTATACGCTGTAAAATCCCCTGAATTTGTTACTATTGTTGCAGAACAAAAGACACCAGTTTGGGATTCTGAACAAAAGAAATACGTTGCTGAGGAAGATAAAGATGAGAAAGAAACGGCTTCATTGGAAGAAGAAATCAATATGATGGGATCTATGGGTGAAACCGACTCAAAAGAGTTAGAAAAGGAAGTTGAAGTTACATCGTTAGAAACCGCTGGTGGAAATGATGATGACGATGACGAGTTACCGTTTTAATTAAAGTATTATGTCAAAGACACCTATTAAAAAGAAAAAAACAGACTTTTCCGCTATAAGAAAAAAGTTCTCCACAAGTGATAAATACAAAGATCAAAAGTATTTTGATTGTGGAGAACCATTTCATAAAGCGACAGGAGTTCCTGGACCAGCTATGGGTCAGGTTAATATGTTTTTAGGTCATTCTGATACTGGTAAGACTACCGCATTAATTCAAGCAGCAATAGATGCTCAGAAGAAAGGTGTGTTACCTGTATTCATTATTACTGAACAGAAATGGAGTTTTGAACATGCTAAACTTATGGGTTTAGAGACAGAATATGTAGAAGATGGTGACGAAGCCTATTGGGGTGGTCACTTACTCTACAAATTAGGTTTTGATTACATAGAAGAAGCATTCCAATACGTAACTGATGTACTTGATGCTCAGAAGAAAGGTGAAATTCCACATGATATTCTATTCTTATGGGATTCAGTTGGTACAATACCTTGTCTAATGAGTTTCGAAGGTAAAGGTGGTAATCAACATACTGCGAGAGCAATCTCTGAAAAATGGGGTATGGGTCTGGCACAAAGAATTACCGCATCTAGGAAAGAAAAATCACCATATACTAATACGATGATTTTCGTCAACCAACCTTGGGTAGAGATACCAGATGGTTTCGGTCAAAAACCAAAGATACAGCCGAAAGGTGGTCAATCAATATACTTATCTTGCGCTTTAGTATTCCTATTTGGAAATCAGAAAAGTGCTGGTGTATCTAAATTGAGTGCTGGTGCGTCAGGCAGAAAGGTTAACTTTGCTATTAGGACTAAAGTTGGTATACACAAAAACCATATGAATGGTTTAGGTTATGCTGATTGTAGGTTATTAGCAACTACACATGGTTTTATTGA